CTGTGTAAGTGATCTGTAGTTCTCCATCTTCTGTGATCTGTGCATCGGTGATACCAATGCCATCCGCACCGGCAGGTCCTTGCGCGCCGGTGTCGCCCTTTACACCCTTTGCACCACGTGGCCCCTTAACATTACCCAAGTTATCCTCTTCGCCGTCAGAATACTCCAGTTGCAGTTCTCCATTGTCATTCACCCATGCGGTATTGATGCCACGACCGTCTGTACCATTTTTACCGGGAGCACCATCCGCGCCTGGCGCTCCGTCTTTGCCGTCCGTGCCAGGAACGCCCTGCGGTCCGGCTGCTCCATCTTGCACAGTGAAAGTCCTGGTGCTGTTATCACCGAATGTGACCGTATAGGTGTGTACACCGTTAGCCGCACTCTCTGTGATGCCTGCGATCTGGCTCTTCATTGTATCTGCCAGGGCCTTGGTCAGAGCGGAAAGTTCATCACTCTGTGATAGGGCTCTATCACTGTAAATAGGTGCGCTGGACACCACTTGCAACTGCGGAGAATACAGTACCGCACCATCTGCATCCTGTACACGGATATTGGCAGTATGTGTATTGGCACACTCAGTAGCCGTCAGTTCGTGAATGATACGCCCGCCTTCCAGCCGACACTCACCTAACACTGGACTATTATTGATCATCGAGTAATAAGCAGCTGTTACCTCGCCGGATTGCATATCCAGCGGAACGCCGCCCACATTCAGCGAAATGCACAGCTCTCTTGACGCCTGATCTCCGCCGGTCACATATACCGTTTCCTGCAAACCGGGTCTGCACACATCAAGAGATATATACATCTGTACTTTGTTCATGTTCTCACCTCTCATTGAGTATAGCAAAAGGGGGGCGACTTTCGTCACCCCCCCGATTGCGGGTTATTTGCTTTTCAGCCAGGCGTTAGTACGCTTATAGATCTCGTCTGCCGTGTACAGTCCGGTGTTGTACATCTTCTGTCGAATATTTCGGCGGGTGGTTTCATCGCCCTTAATGTACTTATCCTTGTACGCAGCGGTAATGCGGCTCTTAATATAAGCACCGTCTTTGCCCGCTTTTCCGGCTTTTTCAAGCTGTGAGATAATGCTTTTCACTTTGCCGGAACTGGTATCCATAGCCTTGACCACATCGGAGCTGCTGTACGGTATGCCGGTCTTGTTGGTATGGCCCTTAGCCATCGTTGCCACTTCATCCATCGTGAAGTAGTCATCCGAAGCAATGGCCCGCACATTCGCCTCGTATGTATCAAACGCGCCAACCTTATAGGCTTCCGCAGCACGCAGCAGCCGTTCATCCGACTTGGCGAACTCTCGGCGTATGGCCTTGTCCACCATATCCTCGGCCTTGTCCTTGGTATAGCCGTTCTTGACAGCCGTGTCTATCAGGTCTTGGCGCATACGCTTGGTGCCAGAGTTGTCATTCTTACTGATCGCCAACGCCACATCGCTGTAATCATAGCGCGACTTCAATTTGCCCTTAGGCTCATTGCTGGTGTCTACATGATCGCTCACATACTTCTCCAGCGCCTTGGCATCAAAGCCGGCGGCTACCACTTGGTCGAACTTTTCCTTGTACTCCGCCTTATACTCTTCTGTGCCGTCATCATTCTCCTTGGCCGTGACCAATGCCTTGGCGGCGGACTCAATACCATCTACTGCCTTAACAGCGATCTCGTCACTAAAGCCCAGCTTGATAATATCTTGCAGCCGAGCATCAAAGCCGTCATAGTCACCCTCCAAATGAGCCTGCGCAGCCTTGCCGGCATTTTGGTCATTGGCCTTGACCGCAGCCACCAGCATACGGTTAAAGGTCTCATCGTCTCCGGCCTCTCTCTGCATACGATCAACGGTCTCCTGATCGCCGGTAGATACAGCCTTATAGAGCTTTGCGGACTTATCTGTATCCGGGAACATCTCAATGCCGAACTTCTCCAGCAGATCATCAATGAGCAGCTGGCCCTTCATCTCGTCATTAAACGCTTCCTTGGTGCCGGTTGCGCCGGTGTGCATATCCAAGGTGGCCTTGTGGATCACATTGAATACAGATTGCACATCCCGGGCCACATTCTTGTACGGCAGACCGACAAAGGCGGACAAGGCGCCGACCAAGCGGTTGATTTTCTGGCCAGTGCTGATGGTGTCACTGTCCATAGCTTGAACGGCATCACGCAGATCTATGAGCAAGTTCATATCTGCCCGGCTCACATCGTAGCCCATAAATATAGAGATTGCATCTTTCAGCATCGGAAGTTGTCCTGCCGGGTTCAAGTTGCTCCACATATTCGGTAGCAGCTGACCGAGGTACACTTCCAGGTAAGTCTTGTCGTCATCATCGTCTCGTGCTGCTGTAACGATAGACTGAAGAATAGAGTTGAGCGCCGCAGCTGCCACAAGCGATCCGACAACCCTTGCGCCATAGGACTTGGGGGCATTTCCGTTCTTCACCTGGTACACAGCGTCCACCAGCATGTTCAGAGAAGTGGTAGGCTCAGCCATGAAGGCCGTTGCCATCTTCATAGCGTTATCAGACGAACGCATCATACCAGATCGGGAGAATACAGAGTCATACACTTGGGTGCGGTCTACTACTTCAGAGAACCGTTCCCCGGCCTTCTGGTATACAGCCTCACCGGTCAGGTGAAAATCTGTTTTGGCCTCGTGTACGCAGGCATTCCAGATATGTGCCCAGGTCAGTTCGTCCGCCTTTTCCGGCAGCGCAGACAGCACGCTGTCCCGGTAGTCGCTATCCGTAAACAGCGCTCCAAACTTTTGGCCAAATCCACGCGGCTTGTCTTCGTTGATCCAGTCCGTGGCCGTCTTGCCCATGCCGGTGTCAAAGTAGCCCATCTCCTTGACAATAGCCACCGGGGCGTACTTTTTCAGCTGTGCATAATCCCGCTTGCTAACAGTCGTGGCCACAAAATGCTTAGCCGGAATAACCGCCATCGCTCTGGCGATCGCAGACGGCTGCTGGATAGCCACAGAAGCAGACGCAAACACGGCGCCCTTCTTGAACAGGCTGATACCCTTGTTCACATACCGTGAGCCATTGTCCGGTCGCACACCGCCGTTCAGGTCTCGGATGAATTGCTCGATATACCGTTTGGACTCCGTGTCCATATAGCCACGCACCGCCTGCGAAACCGTACCGTTTTCGCCCACCTGGGTGTGGTAGTTGTACACCCGCTGGAAGTCCTCCAGCGGCAGCGTGAACGCATGGTACAATGCCATATCATTTACATGATTGGCCCACACATCATCGAAAGACGAAATGACCAGGGCATTGTTGGCGTGTACATTCAGCTGATTTGTAAAGCCGCTGTTCTTGATCTTGGCGTCACCGTTGGCCTTATCCTGAATATACTGCACATAATCACCGGCGGAACGCATGGGGATATAGTCGCTGTCCGTAAACAGGTCCACATCGTACATCACCCGAGATACCTCGTTGCCCTTAGCGCCCATTGTATCCGCCAAATAGCGCTGCATATCCTGGGCGTAGGCTTTCTGCTCCTTGGTGAGCATATCCGTGGCCTTTGCAATGTCTTCTACGGTCAGCGGGTGTGCCGTGTTGTCCGTCAGCTCCACAATGCGCTTGCCCCGCTTGGAGCGGGTAGATACCTTGTCAAACACCATACCGCCCTGGGTCAAGTGCTGCATTGCCGGTTCGCGCCGACTGAGCGCATACAGATAGAGCAGCTGTTGCAAATTGAATTTCAGCTTTTCGCCGTACTGGGTCTCCAAGGTAAAGGTCCTTCTTTGGTTCCAGTTGTAGGCATGGTACTTCTCTTTCAATCGCTGAGAATACTGCCGTGCATCGTAGCAATCCCGGGCCCAGGTGTCCTGACCACCGCGCAAGTTGTGGTATAGCTTCTCCAGCGTAGGCGAGCCTTGCATTCTGAAGAAATACTCCGGCTTCAAGGCGTTGTAGCCAAAGCCCTTCATAAACTCGATACGCTCATTGGTCTTCTTACCATTGGGATCCTTTTTGCTGCCCTTCAGTTCATGAATGATCTGCTGGCCCTGGCTCTCCACCGTAGCAGTTTTCTCTGCCTTGAATAGGCGGTTGCTGTTGGTAACAGCCTTCTTGACCGACCGGATCAGCTGATAGGTTTGTTCCAGCTCATCAGCGGTCATGTCGTTAATGGACTTGTCGCCAATGCTCTCCTTTAACTGGAGGATTTGTCCCTTAAACAGATTGTTGTAGTCCTCCACCAGAGTGGCATACTCGGTCTTTTGGCTATCATTGCCTTCTATTTTGTCGAAGCCGTCCCGCACCTTATTCAGATAGCCGTCCAGCCTCTCCCCGGCCTTGCCGTCCAGAACCACAGCCCGACCCAGTTCTTTCACGCTGTCCAGAAGTCCATTGGGCACCCGGCGCTCTTTGCCGCCGTTTGCCGCCAGGCTCATCAAGTCCAGTATCTGCTTCTTGATTTTGTTCTTCTGCACCGTCTTGCGCCGCTTTTCCACATCGCGGTGCCGCCGTTCTGCATATAGCTGCCGCTGGGCTTTCAGCTGATCGGCGTACTGGGTGCGCATATCTGCTTTGTCCTGCCGACTCTTGGATTGTACCGCCTTCAACTTCTCTTCATACCGCTGGCGGTAATCATCCTTAACGGACTGGAGCCGCTTGCGGTATTTGTTCTGCATCGCAGTAAAGCGATCGTTCTGTCGCTGGGCGTAGGTCTTGTACTCCGGAGTGTCCATGTACGCATCAAAAATATCATAGGCCACGGTAGTGGCAGCATCGTCCATGTCCATGCCGTCATAGGAATAATAAGAGTCTTTCAACTCCTCCACGATCTCCAGCAGTCGCTCCGGCATGTTCTGGCTGTTCTCCTCAGCATCAAAAGTGCCAGGGTACAGTTCAGCCAGCTCCTGCCAAGCGCTATCCAAAGACTGTCCATTCTTAGCCAGATTGACCGCACCAAACAATCGTTTGCGGTAGTTGCCGTACCGATCATGGTGGTAAGCCGTCTCCGCCTTTTGCTCATCGGACAGCGTGATTGCCATACCCCGCAGCGTGTCCAAAACCTCCTGGGCGTATTCGTCACGCACCGTGTGTTCCGGGGTGCTATCCAGCAGCTCATGAGCAATTTCTTTTGCCTGGTCCATGACAGACGAAAAGGTCACATCATCGTTGTTGCCAATGTTGTCAAACAGCCCTTTCAGCTGCACCATCAGGCGGGGTGTATCCATTTTGCTGCCGGTGGACTTCTTCAGCTGCCGGGCTACACGCTGCACCTGGGTTTGAGAAGTATGGTGCCCGGTCTCCAGCTCTTGACTGTCAAACACCTGGCGCAGGGTAATGTTCATCTCGTCCAACCGCTTGTCATCCCGCAGCAGAGAGGTACGCCCGGTGTCGTCAATGCTCTTGGACTTGCGGCTGTCAGCGTTTAGTCCTTTTTGCAGCTGATCATTACGCACATTTTCAGCACTTCTTCCTCTGTTACCGTTCCCTTCTCCTCGTAACGATCTGCCAGTGCCAGAAGCATTGCGTTTATGTTGTCCAGATTCCACCCCAGATAACTGGCTATCCCCTCGCACTTCTCGTCCGATATACCCAAGTTGTGCAGAAACTGAAACAGGACCAGCATTCTTTCTTTCATGAGTGATTTTTCGGATTTCATTAAATTCCCTCCTGGTAGTTGCGGTTTGTGGTTTGTACACTAAAATATCCCTTGTGGGCGTATCCAGCATTTTGTAAACATAAAATCCGCTGCCAATGGTAATGCAGCGCACCTCATTCATGTGACGGTCTGCGTCCCAAGTCATAACCTCACGCTTTAAGTCCGCATATCCCTTTTTGCCGGTGGTGTTAATCACATCATATCCGGCCTCGTCAAATTCGTCAACCTCTATTTGCTTTGAGTACCGAATATCCGGACTGTCGGTAGGATTACCATTGGTAACCTCTTTGATCTGATTGGAGTAGAACGGAATCGCAACGGTGTGCTGATCGCCGCCGTTTTTGCCGCCCTGATCTACAATGCCGTCATAGCCGCTGTCCTTCAAGAAGTCTGTGACTACATCCGGCACCGTGGTCCAAGCATGGGTTGTGCCGTTATCCAAATCGTCCTGCAACCGCTCCAGCCAATCCTCAATAGGAATGCCGTTCTTATCCCACATATCCGCCTGGGCATTGTCTGTGTCGTACCGGCTCATGTCTGCATCGTCCACATACGACTGCAAATCATCAATAAAGGACTGATCCAGCTTTCCGGTGTTGTACGGATTGGTAATATTCAGATAAGCCTGATACACCTTTTCTTCCCGGTAGTCCGGGTCGTTGTACTGGGCCTGATCAATACCCACCGCTTTTAGAACATCCAAGAAACGGCTTTCTTCGTTCCAAAGATTTCCATCACCAAGCCACATATCTACCAGTACGGACAGCGCATTGCCCTTGGCACGGTGCAGTTCATAATCGCTAAAGCTACCAATGCCTATTTGATTGCCGGGCTCCAAGACAATGTTATCGTTGTCGTCCAGCGTGACCTGCTTGATCTTCTCGGTCATTGCTTTCTTTTCAGCTGCGGTCAAGGTGTTCCAGTATTCCGTAACCGGCTTGCCGTTTACCTGGAACTGGGTCTCGTAGCTGTCATAATCGCTATCATAGGCGAGAGAAGTATCTGCTTTATCCCTGCTGTAATTTGTGGCAATATCCGGATCGTCCGTAAAATACGCCATCGGCCCGGAGGTTGCCCGCTTGGGGTCAAACACATAACCTACCCGGTCCGCTCTGGCAGTACCGTGGTAAAACGGCTTGATCTTGCCGTCCTCGTCCCGCAGTTCCGGCGCCACATGCTTATACCGCCGCTGCTGCGCCTCCGTCAGTTCGTTGCCCTGACTGTCCACTTCCAAGGAATGCCTGGTGTTGTTTTTGCCGTTCTGTGCATTTTTTTGCCCATTCTGCATAGAATGAGTATTGACACCGGACGGCTTGTTTGCTACAATGGTGTTAATGAACCCATAACTGGAACTGGGTAACGGCAATTGGAGCCTATTAACCGACAGCCAGTTTTGGGTTCGTTTTTTATTTGGCTCCACATACAAAATCTTACTGTTGTCTATCAGCCCTTGTGGATTGGTGTCCTTTCCATAAGCGCTGGCCACTTTCAGAATATTTATTGAATTTCCGCCCCGGTCAGTCGGGTTCAAAAGCAGCACAGCAAGCACCGGTTTATTCTTTTGGTCATAGACTTCACCAAACAAGGTCAAACGACCTTCCTTGGTTTTAGACTCCATCACCAAAATGGGATTTTCCAAAATATTCGGTACTTGTTTAATCACCGTGTCTGTCATAGCCGGGTGATCGACTTTGATTTTCTTGATCTTAGAGGCGTCCCACCAAATCTTGCGGTTATCAACGCCCAACTGTTGCAGCACCTTGGAAGTTGTGCCTATACGGAACGAAAAGCCGGAGGTTTTCTTATCCCACTGGTCGTATTTCTTTTCAAACTCCGGATTGATACTAAAGCGCACATCTGCACCGGTTTTTTCTCCGGTGCTATTTTTTTGCGCCGTGTCACCATCCAGCATTCTTTGGCGGTTGTCAATGGCATTGTCCAGTGCGTTAAAGAAGTCGTCCAGCACCGGAACCTGCTGCGCCGCCTTTTGACCGGCTCGTGCAGTGGTATTCAGTGTGCCCTGTCCCTCAATTACGCTGCGCACAGCGTCCAGTAGCTTTGTAAAGAAGTCCTTGATCTTTTCCACAACGGACTTCTTTTCTTTTTGGGTCAGGTCGGTATCTTCCGCCAGCCACTTGGCGAACTTCTCGCCGCCCTCCTGCGTGCTGGCTTCACCACTGATGAAGTCAAAGATCATCTCGCTGACGGCATCTTCAATAGAATACTGCTTGCCGTTCTCGCTGTACCCATCTACATATTTCTGCAGCAGGTCAATCTTGTCATCGTGCGCATAATCGCCGGTTGCCAGCATATACTCCACAATCGGCCGGCAGGCGTCCATCATTTCCGCCGTGTTGTAGGCATGAGTGTACTCACCCAGCTCGTGCATAAGCGTGGCGTAGATATGCCCACTGTCCGGGTTCAGCACCACCTTGCCATTGGCAGGATCAATATAGCCGTTATCGTTGCTTTCCAGGCTGCCGTCCAGTACAATGTCCAGCTTAGTCTTGGCCGCCACACGATCCAGGACTTCCTTTTCCTGCGGGGTAACCGTAGCTTCTCTGGTCAGCGTTACAACGCCGCCCTGGTTCTTGTTTGCTTTGGTAACGGCGGTCTTGGTGGTGCCGATCTCCTTAGACTGCTCCTGACCGCTCAGGAACAACTCATTGGCAGCACCACGGTCCATAATCCCCATTTCAATCGGTGCAGACAGTGTATTGGCTGCCTGGTCAAATGTAATCTTGCCTGACGCACCGGCGTTGTAAAAGCTCTCCGCCGCGTGCAGATAGGAATAAGGGTTGACCTTGCTGTCGTAATTTTTTACCAGCGCATAAGCGCCCAGGGAGCCAAACTTGGCAGCGCTCTTGTAAACCGCCTTGGTGTTGGGGTTGTTGAACTGCAAATAATCCGTGGTGGTCTTCGTACCGTCTTGCAGCTCGACCACGGTATGGCCGTCCTGGACCTTAAGGACGCCTTTCACTTGGCTCTCCGGCACAGGCTCTGCCCGCTGCAAGTCCACCGGCGTGGCAGCTTCAGTGACCAGCGCATTATAACTCGTGTCCGCAGAGCCGTGCTCAGTCTCTCTCTGTTCGGCAGGTTCTTGTTCTAAGCGTTCCTGCTCCAACTGGGCAATTTTAGCCTCAGTGATACCACCATAGGTGTCCTTAAACTCATTATACCCTTTTGCTTTTGGGTTTACAAGCAGTTCATTCATATATGCAGCAGAAGAACCGCCACGCAGCATTTCATAGGCCATACTGCGGGTAGTGGATTGTGCCCAGTCGGTGCTATTGTCCTGCAACTCGGCGTACAGGGCCTTTGTGGTCTTGTCCCCTTTAATCTTCCCTTCGCCGTCGAAATAGCTACTCACAAAGCGGCTGGCGGCCTTGTTCACATTCTTAACGCCGCTGTCTTGCAGCCGTTGGCGCACAGCGTCCTCCAACACGATCTTTTGAGCCTGCGTAGTCGCAGCATCATCGCTGGTCTGCATTTCCATAGCCAGCTTGCCCAGCTGCCGCTTGGATATAGTTTTGCCGCTATCCTCTGCATCAGCCAGCTCGGCGGCAATGCGATACAGCTTAGAATTCTTATCTGCTGTCAGCCCGGCGTCAATCAACTCTCCAGCATTCCCGCTGCGGCGCAAATTCTTGCCATAAATATCCTGCTGCAAATGCCGTTCTCCGGACATGATGGCTTCGTTTGCGCCGCTCATCGCCATACCGGACAGGCCACCGGCTAAGAAAGCTGATAAATCTTCTTGACCGGCCATAGACACGACTTTGGCAAGCGCCTGGGAATTGCTCAATCCCTGAGCACGGCATTTATCGAAGGCATCCATCATTTTGCTTTGGTTGCCGTTTGCCAGCGTATCGACAATGCGATCAAGGATATTACTGGCTACCTCTTCCGAACCCTCTGCCGCAAAACTCTTTGCAAGGCGTGCAAACACATTGCCGCCGGCACTGAGGATCCCATTTAAGCCGAGCTTTTCAGCGATATATTCAACTGCGCCATATAATGCACCTACGCCCAGTGCACGATCGTCAGAAAAGCCCTTTTCTTTCATATCTGTAACTGTCTGCGTTGCCATTTGTGATGACATGATCAGTGAGGTGGCTTTTTTAGTAATGTTCTTTACCTTTTCAAGTGTCGCACCACTCATTTCATCCCCTGCTAAGCCCACGCCGAGACTCTTACCGACCAGCATAGCAGCGACCGAATCAGCCATAGACATTCCTGCATTGTAGATCCAAGAACCGGTGTTTCCAAAAATAGTATTTTTATCTTTCCAATAGTCCTGATTCGCAATTTCTTCTGCGGTAGTTTCACGAGTAGCGTTAGCCATCTTTCCGGACAGATTAAAAATATCGTATGTATCATCTACGGAATGGCCGGTTGCCTTAGCTGCTGCTCTGGTGATAAAACCCGGTGCACTCATTAGATTTTCACCAACAGAAGCGATATTTGCCACGGTAGCACCAACAGCACCGTCTTTAACCATTTCCCTTTGCGACTCTACAGCTGCGTCGGTTGCTCTTTGCTGCAAATCCTTGTTAATTGCTGATATATATTCATTTGCAGCGTCTGCGCCCTGTGTATTATACAGATAATTGTATGTGCCCCGCTGCACATCAGTCATTTGGCGATATTTCTCATCGTCCATCGTTTTGGTCATGCGGTTATTCCACATCGCCACATTGTCCGTACCTATATTGCTGGCAACGCTGGCAATGGACTCAGACAATCCGTTCACCTTGCGATATACATCGTCCTGATTGGACTTGTCGATCTGCTTTGACTTGTCAGCAAAATCTTTTTGATTAGGAATATCCGAATATTTGTTGACGATTTTTTGTCGCCGCTCGTACTCCTCCATCTCCTGTATCTTCTTATCATATTCATCCAGCGCAGCCATGTGCCGGTTGGCTTCCTCCTGCATTTTTGCGGCGCGCTCGCTATCCGTCCGCTCCAATGCGATACCAATCAGCTTGTCTATGGTGTTGCGTGTTTGACCACCATACTGCCGTGCATAGGACCTGCGCTCATCCTGCAAGCGTTCAAGATCGCTCCGTTCATCGGCCGCACGGATAATTTGGCGCCGCTGTGCAAGGCTCTCCTCCGGTGTCTGCTGATGATATTCAGGCACTTCGTTACGCCTATAGCTATTGCGGGCCAATACATCAGCGATCTCCTCTTCCGGGTCGTCATACTCATATCTTTTCTTTTTCGGATCGTAAAATCTGGAATTTTTTCTTGTGTCCTCAGCAACGCGCTCAGCTGCACCAGAATGCTGTACCACTTTGGCAAAATTTTTGCTTTTTCTAATATCCATAGTTTTACCTCGCCATTCAAAACAGTTTTGTACCCAAACTAAAGTTCGGCTTCCCGGGATTGGGCGGTATGCTCACATTGCGTTTCTTCACATGCAGATTACCGTTTTTATCCTCTTTAATCTCAACCGCCTTGCTATCAATAAGGTCGTCGAATTTTGCCTCGCTGATTGGGCCATACCCCAAAGCGAGTATCTCACTTTTTGGTACGCCATGATATTCCAGCTTCACCTTCTTTTTCCCCTTACCGCCAGTGTCAAAACCAGTACCGTAGCCACCGCGTCCACTGGATCTGGAAGAGCGAGAAGAGCGTGCAGCCTTTGCGGCCTTGGCAGCTTTTGCAGCCTTGGCAGCTTCCTCCTGCTGCCGTTTCCACTGCAGTACATCCAGCTGGTAATCCTGATCAGCCTTCCACTTGGAGAGCGCTCTGTCCGCCTTGCTCTCACCCAAGTTGCCCTCGTATTTAGCCATATCGCTAAGGAAGGACAGGTTATCACTGTATGCCTGGCTATCTACCGCACCGGTCTTTTCCACCGCTGCGTCCCACAGAGAGCGTGCATTCTGTAAAGCTTCCACCTTGTCCTGGTACTTTTGGTAATCAAACGCACCGGCCTCGTTGGCTCGCTGCCCACCGGCGGCTTTATTCTCCATTTCCCCGGAGCGGATTTGGTTTGCCGTAGACAGTTTGGACAGCAAGTCCTCATTCTGACCGACCAATCCGTTCATATAGCTCTGCTGGGCAGCAGGAACGGTGTAGTCCGTGTCATAGCCACCGGCCATATTCTCTTCTGCGTTAGTCTGCGTGTCCGCTGCTGCCAGCTTAGAAAGCGCCGCATAATCTCTGGCGTAATCGCCGAACACATCAGCGTTGCCGAAATTGGAAGACTGGGCACGGCGATTGAGAATATCATCCACCGCACCCTCTACCATCTTAGCGAATGTACCGTTACGGTAAGGGCCAATTGCGCTGAGTTTCTTGTCATAGTCGTTCCTGTTTTTCTGTGCATTCTTGGTTGCCGCAGACTGTTTCACCTTGCCAAGCGCTTTTCTGGTCTTAGAACTGTAACTCATCCAATTCCTCCTTACTTCTTGTTAAGAATTTTTCGCTGAAGTTTGTTATTCCGATCGGCAATAGCCCTTTCCTGTTTGCGTGCCTGTTGGCTCTCGTTCAGGTTGCCGTAATACTGCTGTTGACCGGAGGCAAAGCTGCGATCATCGTTCCATTTCGTGTAATCGTTGGAATAGGAAGTGTTGAACCGATTCGTGTTGTAATCCATCTTGTTATAGGCGTTGCCCACAGCGTCCTGATACCGCCCATACTGCTGCTGATTCACACTATCAAGAAGGTCATAGGCATTCTGCTTACCTTGCTGCTGTTGGTCATATTTTTGATATGCCAGGGACAAAAGCTGCGACTGTGTATTGGACAGGTTGTTCAACTGCGCCTGGTTGGCAGCATTACCCGCCGTAGTCGCCGCAGAGGAGGCATAGCCACCTGTTGCTGACGCCATCTGGCCCATCGTGTCCAGCATATCATTACGGCCCTGCGCCTGGTACTGTGCCTTATAGGCCTGGTATGCAGCGTCATTGTCTGCGTCATAAGAAAACTTTGACTTTAAGATGCCACCCAACATGTTTTGCAGCCGGGCGGTATAGTCCGTCAAGCCGTTTGCCTTGGCATACCCGCCATAGCCGCCGTTTAACAGAGAATTGTAGCCTTTGACACTGGCGTCCATGTCCTTCTTTTCCTTGGACTTCATCAGTGCTTTATAGTCCTTGGAATTGGTCCATCCGCCGCTATACTTATTGACTGTTTTTGTCCAGCTGCTCAGGTTCTTTTGCGCAGCCGTCTGTTTGGGCTTGCTTTTCTTTGGTTTGCTCTTTGCCATTTATCTGATCCCCCATATATACGATATTGTTCGTGCTGTGATCGTCACGCTGCCGCTTTTCACATTGGCAGAATAGCAGTTGTCGATCGTTACCTTATTTCCTGCGTAGTCGCCGTCCACGGACCACACAGTAAAGTCTGTTGCGCCAATGTGCGTATGCGATCCGCGAACGGCAGTGCAGCTACGGTCTCCGTCCAGAATAGGACACAGGGCGTGCATCCAGCTATTGCTAAAGCGGATAAGCAGAAAGCGGTAGTTGTCCACGCTGTCATTCAGAGTGATCGTATCGCCAGCCTTTGCGGTACTCCCGCTGAACAGTAGAGCGGATGACCGACCGTCCCGGATCATCTCGTCCACCTGCTCCGTTTTCAGGCCTTTTGTACTCCGCTGATCACCGTCTCCGCCATTGGTTAATGACGCCAAAAAAGTCCGCGTCAGATTCTGTTCGTCCATGTTGTTCAGCGCATAATTCAACTTATCTGCCATCTGGTTCAGGTACAGATACAGACGCTGTATCCGCTGACTATCCGTTACGCCGTCAGACGGCTTACCAATGTTAAAAGTCATAAGTCACTCCCTAAAGTCATTGTGTTTGCAATACTGATCACCCGAACATCTCCGCAGCCTTCCAGCCGCAGCGCATAGTGATCACAGGCTTGCGGAACGATATTCAGCACTTCCGTCTTAGGTGTACCATTACCGGTCAAAACACCCATTTGGATCCACTGCCCGCTGCTGTCGTACTGGATAAACGCTTTGAGCACAGCGCCAAGTGCAATCTTAGCCCGCAGGTTAATACGGCTGACGATCTTCTTGTCCGGGTACGAAAAGTCTATGGCACCGGTCTCCGCGTACCATTTCACCTTGTCTTCCGTTTGGTACAGTTTCAGTCCGGACAAAGCTGTCTCGTTGTGTCGGCCAAGTTCATGGAAAATACAGTTCGGGTCCATTGCATAGACCGACCCGGTGTAATCCGTGATAAAGTGCAGATACCGCATTCCGTTCAGACGCACCCACAGGCCGGTATTCAGGTCATAGACAAAGGTCTCGTAGCCGCCGTCCGTCTCGTTCTTCATGGAGATATAATACTTACCAAGGGAACTTCCGGCGTTGGCTTCTGTGTATCGTGTGTTACCCAGGGCAGCGGAAATGTTGGTCACCGTGCTGCCATCAAATACACACACGCCGTCCAGCGACTTATAGAATACTGCTCCATTCAGCACCGCCAATGAGCCGGAGCAGTCATTTTCAACGCCGCGATCTTCAATGGCAATGCGTTGGTATGCCGCCGGATAGCCGCCGTAGATGCCATAAATCTTATTTTGTTTGAAGAAGTACGGCATATCGTTTAAGGACACCGCGCCGGTAAACGGCTCATCATCACCCAGGGACAATGCGTAGGAGTCAGATGCCGTATTCTCAAAGCAATACCAGTTGGTCGGATCACCCAGCTTGCTGGCGTAGATTTGGTTAATATGCTTACCTGCGGAATCTTTGCCGTACTTGCAGCCCCACACGCGGTTTTGGGATACAGTGACAAAGTCAAATTCCGGAAGCACTTTTTCTATTCTGTTTGGGCAGTGATATGTGGAATCGATAGCACGCCGAAGGCCCTTAACAATCAGCCGGCTGCCGTCATCGGCTACAGAATGTACATTCGCCCATTCGGTAACGAACACACTCTTGCCTGCAGACACCGAGAACTTGACCGTATCACCTGCCTTAACGGAAGCAAGTATATCGTCTTTGATATCTGTCGTGTCCACAAGCACATAGGTCACCGGAACCGCGATCCAATCGTCTGCTGTGGCAGAATAAGCCTTGAACACAGGTGCATCATCGTTAGTGGTATCTACCCAGTATGCGTAGAACCAAGTATTTGAAAACAGCACATTATCGACTGCCACCCAAGCACCATCTTCATTTTTGTATAGCGTACCCTGACTAAATTTTTTAAGTCCGCTACCTGTTGTCCCGGTGGTATCCAGCCAATAGTCATTGCCTTTTGTGCCAGGGTCTTTATCCTGCCGCTTCCACGCGCTGGCAGCCGCAAGCGTTTTGAACTCGCCATTGCCTCGCACAGACATTAGGTCACCGCTTGACCGCACAACATAAGTACCTACAGCAGCACCGGCAGGTTTTGCAACACTATATATCAACCGCGTGTACGGAGCACCGTCCGCACTGCACATATCGCAGCTGAAATGAGTGTCAGTCGTCTTGTCGAAGGCCAGCGGCAGCACACCCTTGTCCGGTTCTTCCGTGTCAAAATACAATCCGTATGGGAAGATTAGGATTTTCGTACCGAAGTTTAACAACTGCAATTTGCCGTCCACGGCTTGCAATTCAGACAGCTTTTCTCTGAAGCTATAATGACCTCCGCCATAGTACAAAACATCATTGAACGCTGCTGTGATCTGCTGATTTTTGATTAGGCAGCCAACATTCTTACCGGAAGCCGCCACATCAATGAATGTAAATGCTCGTGGATCACGTGTATTAAGCCAATCTACATCGTTCTGTGTATGGTTTAGGCTTTCCTGCTCTAACGCATCAATAATTTCTTTATCAGAAGCGTTCTGCTGTGTTTCGTCCTTGTAAATGGGTCTTTGTGCTTCCAATTCATATTCCCTATAGATCGTATCGACCACTAAGACTTTATCCGTTTCGGTTTCCATCTTCACATTCTTGCCAAGCGCAAAAAAAACGCCATTATCAAAAGTGTGTTCGTCTGATCCAATATGAATACACACATCACCATACGGAGCAGCTTCGAATCCAACATACGAAACTGCTTCATCGAAACCATACGGATCCGAACCATCTGGTCCTAATCTTACCGAAATTTTTTCTTTCAATGCCGCCTTAAAACGAATAAAGTAGCGAATGGTCATAACCCTCCGAACTACAATTTTCGGTTCCAAAGAGCTTCCTATTTCGTCCCCTGCTTTGCCATATTTGTGGACCTGAAACGCACTATTCACAATCGACATCCGATTGTACACACGCTCATCACCATCTAATGTGTAAATTTCACCTACAACCTCGCCATCAAACTCCGGATACTTGTACCGGTTCATCGGTGCGCGGTTGGATAGCATAGGGTAATCGTCCAATGTGATATTCTCGGTATTAAAGAACTCGCCAGCCTGCTGCACAACTCGGTGGTTATAGCCAAGGAATGTGGAGATCATCTCTCGATTGTTACTTACATTGCTAAGCACTGGTCTTTGCATAAACGCACCTCCTAAAAGCGCAGCGGCACATTCTTGGCCGCGTGCGTGCGGTTGTACTGGTTACGGAATGAGGCCAGCATTGTATTGAATACAGAATTTACAGCGCTGTATCGGTTGAAGTCACCGGTGTACAGCAGCATTTGGGACTGTAAGTAATGTATATAAAGTTCGTCATAGGGAGACGGCACAAGCAGTTCCTGGGTATTCGGCGTTTTCTCCGTGTACCCGGCAAAGGCAGGTGCGCCCTCTCTGGCGTCCATAATTTCCAATTTGATTTGTTTATCCAGTCTATTCAGCCAGGCAATTTTTTCGTTCATCGAAAAGGTCGTGTTGGGGCACAGCTTGTCCGCCTGGTTGACTGCTTCCGCAATCGTCATATTGTTGTTCCCTCCTCATAGTAAAAAGGGCAGACGGAATATTCCGTCCGCCCTTTGTCGGTTACATACTGGCTGCCTGTGCAGCCAGCTTTTGAATGAGCTTGGCGTTCTCTGCATCCATCTGAAGTCTGCGGTTGACTACCTCTGCAATCGGCTCCGGCACCTCTACCGGGATGCCACGCTCGATCTGATATGAGCCAACGCCAGCCACAGAAGCAAACATGTGGCTCTCGTTGTTCATCGGGTCCAGCGGAATAAGCACAGGCACCATTTTCCACTTAGGTGCAGTTTCTTTCTTCTCAGCCGTTTCTTTCTTCTCAGCCATTCTTAATAGTCCTCCAATCAGTTTTCCGTGGTGCTGGTGTCTGCACTGCGGTAGCTACAGCTCTCAAAACGAATGATGGCATACTCGTTCAGAATCTTTGCACCGTGCGTAGCCTTCCAGCCGGTGGAGCTACGCTGGTTCAACGGATCATCGCCATAGCCCAGCGGCTTAACGATATAGTCCAGACCCAGGCCATCCAGCTCGGTAACGCCGTAAGCATTGGCACCCAGGAACAGCGTGCCGTACACAGCCAGCTTGGAGCCAGAAGTCTGCTTGTAAATCTTAGCGTTGGAAGAATCGACAAAACGGCACTTACCAATCTTACCGATCTCGCCCTCGAACAGAGCGGTAGTGTCCGCATACTTGTGCATTTCCTCCCACTCGCTGGACAGCATAATATCCGTCTCCACATCAGGGTGGATAATGCAGACATAGTAGCCATCAATGGGGGTAATATCCCGACGCTTCAGCTCGTTGACCATCTTCTTCACATCAGCCACGGTCAGTTTGTCAGCCGCAGTCAGTGTATCACGAGAAGTCTTGCCGCCGGCATAAGCCACGCTGGTGGTTGCCTGCATAGCATTTCGTGTCACCAGGTCAATGGTGTTGCCCGCCTGATTGCCCTGCTCTTTGCAGTCCTCCACGATCACATTATCGAACGCAGCAGTCTGCAGCATATCGGTGTGCTTAATGTAGTCACCATACTGGCTAACAGTGGCCTTAATGGCGGTCACAGTCCGTTTGGTGCCATTAGGCGTTACACCTTCCACAAGCGGGGTCAGAGCAGGCGGCAAGCTGGAAAACTTACGCCACTCTGCTACCTTGCCGGAGCCTCGCGGAATGGGCTTTTTCTGCCCGAACTGACCATGCACCAACTTGGGCTTGGCGTTCTCCAGCAGCTCCTTAATGTAATATTCCTTGATTTCAGCCGCAAGGCCGGTGTCAGTCGTTGCAGCCATGTTGGCGGTGCCATCGAACAGCTGCAGGTTCATTTTCTTATTCATGTTTCCTCCGTTTCTGACAGAGGATCGGTTTTTACTTGCCGCTAAGGAATCGTTTGATATCCTCCGGCGTTTTCAATTCCCCTGTCGCAATTTTCTTGTTGATGAGTTGGTGCTGCTCTCTTGTCAAGGCAGCAATGTTGACAGAAGTCTTGACCGCAGGAGCGGTAGAAGATGCGTTCTCTTTTGGCACATGACCGCGTGAGCGGATCGTGTCCGCAGCGGCTTTTGCTGTACTCTGAGCGGCAAACTGCATTGCGCCACCGGTGAGCTCGGTAAGGTGGCGTGCTTCAAAGGCAGTCTTTAGCGTGATGCCGGGGCATTTTAACAGAGAGACAAACTCAGGATCTGCCAGTTCTGCATCCAAGTCAAATGCGTCCCCATACAAGGACTTGACCGCCTCGCTCTCGTCCAGCCACTGCTGGTACTGCTGTGCTGCTGCGTCCTGCCGTTCGCGTTCCTGCATTTCCTGGCGGAATGCAGCGTTTTCACGCTCCAGCTTGTGCATCTGCTTCAGTGACTCGATTGGCACACCCTTCTCCACTGACTCCTGCTCGTAAAAGCTGTTGTCGTCTTCCAGGGCCTGCATGAGTGCCTCCGGGTCCGTAGCGTCTGCGCCGTACTTTTCGCCCAGCATATCAAGCAGGGGCAACACCCTGTCATACTGTGCCTGTGCGGCTTCATCAGCACGGAACCGCTTTTGCATTGCAGCGTTGATGTGCTTTTGATACGCATTTTTGTACTTGTCCTTAATCAGAGCCTTAAACTCTTTGTCAAGGTCTTCCGCTGTGCTCTCATGAGCACCATCCTGCGTGGCGGGCGCAGTATTGTCTGCCGTATTATTCTGCGTGGCGGGCGCACTGCCGGTGCCGTCTGCTGCACCGCCCTCACCATCGAAAAGCTGCAGCAACATGGGCATCAATTTGTCTGTTCTCATAGGAACTCCTTTCTGTCCGTATCAGGTGGACGAACCCTTTACTCGCATAATAACAAAAGAGGGGGCGATCATGTCACCCCCCCTTTCAGCTTATTTGGATGTGCCCCGGATAGCTCTCGGCCAGTATTTCCATCCCGCACCGAAAAAAGGTAAACGCTGCCAGCACCGTACTCTCATTTGCCATCGGTGCGCAACGAATACACACATTTCCCGGAGAAATCTTGATCTGCGGTTCACACAGTAGGGCACCAGCTACATACGCCCTACGCACGACTTCCGCCAGCGTGCAGGTAAGGGCAGAAATAGCAGCGCATACCAGGTCATGATCCTGTTCGTTGCGTGGCGCATCGGCGTGGCCTTTCAGTTCTACGGAGCAAGCGCCAATATGAACCGTAGTCATTATTCCGGACTTGTGCTTGTGGCTACTCTCTTGCGTGCCTGCGTTGCAAGAGAATTGTCCTGGTATTTGTCCGTGTTCCCCAAACTGTCGCTGGCGGTCGGCGTTACATCTACCGACTGAGTGTCTGTCACCGCCGCACCGCTCATTGCACCCGGTGTCATATCCTGACCGCTCATCAGATCTTGACCGGTTAACTGCTTGATGATCTCATTGCTGGTGTTCAGTGCCTGTGTCATTTGCTGAATCGTATTCCACATCGTACCGTTTTCCTGGACCCGCTGCACTATGCGGTCTTTGTGGTTAATATCCATCATATCCAGAAGTGCCAGTGCCTGATCTGCGTTCTGCGGGTTCAACACGCCCAGGTTGTACATCTGCACTGCCAGCTCATTTTGAGCCAATTTACTGTAAGGGCTGGCCTTGCTGGCCGATACATCTACATCGAAGTTGGGCATCTGGTAATACTCATCGTCCGGAAACAGCGTTTCGATACGCCGCTCCTGCATATTCTGATTAGAGAAGGTCTCAAACGATACAGATCCATCCGCGCCGGTAATACGGAACACACGAGGCATATCGTAGAACTGCCGAATACGCTCGATCACCATCAAGATGATCTCCTTGTATGCCCGGTATGTGCCCTTGATTTGCCAGCGTGAAGTCTTGCTCCCGGCTTCCTGCATAGCGCTGATTGCACTGGCTGCCGTTACCCCGCTGCTTGTACCGCCACTGGACACATCACGGTTGCCGCTGGTCTCCTTCATCTCGTCAATCTTGTGCATGAGCACATTGTAGGCGTTGCCGTCTATGCCATTGATCACAATTGGCGCATAGGTGTCCTGGCCCACATTGTTACCCACCTTAATGAAATGCTTGGAAGTATCCGCGAAGTCGTCTTCGTTGATCTCGCCATCGTCACGCACCAAATAGCGCGGCACAGAGCTCCAAATAGCGTTTTCCAACATCGCCTGGGACAGTTTGTCAATATATTCCTGCGGTTCCTTACAGAGGTCCACATAGCCATATCCGGCAGGACTTCCGGCCACACGGAACAGCGGGTCAAACACAAAGGGATATTTGCCGTCAATATACAGCCCGGTATCCTTCCGTTCTGGGTCATTCTCAGTTGCATACAGCACTACACCGTTGCAGAACTTCACATAGTGCACCACATTCTTGCCGTCCACATTCACCTTGTAGTACCAGTCTACCACCTGACTGCGATTGCTTTTGTCCACCGTATCATCAAACTGGTACTCTGTTTGTATCACACTGTGCATAGAGGATAATCGGTCCTTCAGCTGCGGATACTGAGACACCAGTACATCGTTATTGGCAGAAGTGATATGGAACAGATTGGCCGAATCTTGGACATTCTCAATCCCAGGCTCCCAAGCAAAATTCAGGATATCGCACTTTTTAACGCTCACATCGCCAAGGCCATTCAGCTTGTCCTGATCCCACACCACAGCGTATATGCCTGTACCGTTCAGGACCTTGGAGTGCACCGCCTGGTCAAACTCCTGTTCAAAGCCGTTCTCATCCAGCACCACCGGCACCACGGCAGATAACTGCTTAGCTGTCTCCTTGTCACCCTCTTCCTGCGGCAGAATATTGGGCTCGGGGAAATTGTCCATATAGTCAGCGACCTTGTTATCCACGCAGGAATGCAGCCATGCAGACGCCGGCTTAATGCGCTTGTCACCCTCTTTGCCGTGATCTGACTTGAAGTTGCCCCAATGTCGCAGCTTCCACCAGTTTTGGTTGGCCACCACTCGGGCATCTACGGACGCCTTACCAGCCATGTACTTATTCAGCAGCTCCATAGCCCGCTGCACATCTTCTTCTGTAATGGTGTGCAGTTCTTCCTCTTCCGGCTCTTCGGCTGACATTTCGTCCACCAGCTGCTGCGCCTGTTTGATCGGGTCATCAGACCGTTCATCAGCAGCGGGCGCTACGGCATCTTCCGGCTTCTTTTGTGGTTCCGTCTGCCCCTGGGCGTGCTGCATAAATTCTTCCTTACTCGGCTTTTTCTTTTGCTTAGCCATAATCAATATCCTTTCTTCATTTGATCCAGAGGGTCATCTGCCAGCGCTCTGGCCGGTATCTTCCGCCTGGGCGGTATCTTCTGCAACATGGAGAAATAACGAAACTCATCCATTGCGTGATCCTCAAGTTCCGTATTCAAGTCCTCCACCTTGTGTTCGTCATACATCATCAAAGGAATGGTCCGGATGAAGTCCTTACAATTCTTGAACACATACATCATCGGGTACCCACGCTCATCAAACATCAGCCTGTAATGGCACTGCATCCACCCGGCTATGCGGGTGTTATCGCCGCGCTCAAAGTACACGCCGTGTCTGTTTGCCGTCTCCGCAATGGAATATCCATCATCCTTGGCGAAGATAGCAGGGTCTGCTACGCCGGTAATATGTCGGCCCGCCAGCAGCGGGTCATGCGTTTCTATCTCTCTGATCTTCTGGAACACAATATCCGCCGGTAGTTTCAGTCCTTCGTTTGGAGAAGTGCAGCCGTACCATTCCTTAATGCGGTACACCACACCATCATATCCCTGAGCCCACCAGCCGCAAGAGAATGGCTTGCTGTACCCCCAGTCGAACGAGCGATACACCTTCCAGTCGGCAGGAATATCAAACGGATCTATCACATGGGTCCACCTACGGTCTGTATAGTGGTCCGGGTTATTCCGCCATTCCTCGAAGAACTGACCCGAAAACACATTCCAGTCACCATACCGCCATGCCTGGCGTACCTTGGCAGGCAGCGCGTCCAACTGCTGAAGGTACTTTGGGCTGTTATCAAGCAGTATTTTGTTGTCTGTCACCAGGGACTGTATGAACGAATAATCCTCCGGGTTCTCATTCTCATCGTACACCCGATCAATGAATAGTCGCTTGACCCACTGGTGACCAACACCACCAGGGTTGCAGGTAAGATACATTCTTTTGGGATGGCTATTTGTACCACGCACACAAGCCCACAAAGTCTTGAACATATCCTCCGTGAACTGCGTGGCCTCGTCCAGGTACATGATATCGCACTCCGTACCTTGGAAGCGGCCCAGGTCCTTCTCTCGCTCCAAATAGCGGAACAATATGCGACTGCCATTAGGGAATGTGATCGTCTTCTTACTGTCGTTGTACACGGCCAGACGCCGGTGCCTATCCGGATGATAGCATTGCAACGCCCTGGTCAGCGGCACAATATGATTTTCCGTCAGCTCAGGATAAGTCTTGCGCACAATAATTTGCGTAATACCCGGGCAGGCGTAGCTCATCACCTTAGCCTTGCAGTCCACTACCCAGCTTTTGCCACCGCCTCTGGCACCACCAAAGGCAACAACATTGTGGGTGTCTGTCAGGAACTCCACCTGCTTAGGCTGTGGCGTGCCCAGGTCCAATACTTCACTCGGCATACTTCTTCACCTCGTCTGACAACACCACCTGCACCTCCGGTACGCCTGCAGCTACGCTGTCGCTTTGGCTCTTCAGGTGCTCTATGCGCGCCTGCTGCTCCTGTCTGTCCAGATCGTCACGCACATTCAGAAGATCCTTTACATCTTTCAAGCTGGAAGCAATCTGTTTGGCGCCGGCACGGTCCACAGCCACACCTGACACACGCACCACCTTGTACTCGCCGTCTTGCTGCTCCACGGAGCACATTTCATTCAGCTCCTCTATGGCTTTGTCTAACTTATCCATCAGCTTGTCTGCAAGGCAGTGCAGCCGCTCAACGCGCTTTACCTCACGCTCCACAGACATATCCATATATTTTTGTTCCACCTTGGCCCTGTAGTCGTTCCTCTGCTCCGTCCACTTTTCGTTAGCTGCCCTCTTACGCAGCGTGGACTGTGAACAGCTGTACTCGTCTGCCAGGGTCCGCAGGCTCTTACTGCCGGAGACATATTCACGCCTCACCCTATTCCAGTCCACTTGATCACCTCACTATGATTTAGCATAACAAAAAGAGGGTGACTTTCGTCACCCCCCCGATGATACCATTGCGTCATCGTGCAGCTGTGCCAGCGGACAGCCTTTCCAGCAGTAAGAGGTGCAGAATGACCGCATGTGTTCATCTTTTTTGACCTTAGACCGGAATACCACACGCAGCCCGGAACTATCATACACTGCCGGTGCACAGTTGATCTGTACCGTCTCCTGGCTGTCATAGTAAGGACAGATAACCTTGGCATCTCCGTAGCTCTTCTGCTTTGACTTTGACATCATTGGTTGCCTCCTTAGCGGCCCGTACTCCCGAACCCGCCATTTCCGCGTTCGGTGTCCGCCAGTTTGTCCACCAGCACCAACTCCGGCGTATCGATCTTGACCACCACCAGCTGGCTGATCTTGTCCCCACGGTGCACGGCATAATCCGCACCGCTGTGGTTGTACAGCTTCACCGCAATGCTGCCGGTGTAACCCACATCAATTACGCCATCGCTTGTAATGCCGTATTTTACATTTAGTCCACTTTTGGACTTGAGAAAGCCTGCTGTGTGTGCCGGCAATTCAATATGTACTCCGGTGTCAACGGTCACCGCTCCATGTGCAGGAACAACCGTGTCCACCGGTGACAGCAGGTCAAGCCCTGCGTCCGTTGCGTGTCCTCTTTTCGGCATTAAAGCCGTGCCGTCTAACATAATGTTCATGTCTTTTTACTCCTTTATTTCATTAAAACGGTGCATAGCCGTCATTGCATTTACTCAATATATTCAAGCTTATAATTGATGTCGCTCGGTATATTGCCCTCCCATACAAATGAATTTTCGAGAATGTAATTGTTATATGTCGAAGCAGTTTTGTTTGATCTCATTTTCGCTTGCTCCGCCCACGATTTCTTTTCGTCGCTATTGCTGTTAATATATTGCTCATAGGTTAGTTTGTCGGTTTCATAGCTTGACATCATTGCTCTGCAAGTGTCCTCAACCTTTTTGCGTGTTTTATAATTTGTGTCATCGTCTGCTTTCTGCACATTATAAAACCAATTATTCCATAGTGCCTTGCCTGTTGGTGTAGCCGAGAAAAATAACGGTGTGCCAATAATAATGACTGAACAAAATACAACGCCGATTATTGCAAATACTTTTTTCATTACTTGCCCTCCTTATAGTTCAATACAGGTTTATCCACTTCAAACGGAATGTCGCTGTATAAGAAATCACCTGTCCATTCAATATACTTGCCGTCAGTGGTAAAGAAGAATATACCTGTAACATTTTGACCGTATGCACCGTCTATTCCTGGATTTTCGACGGTGTAAACGCTACTTGAAGAACTTGCACCTGTCCAATTACCGTCACCACTTCCGACGGTATCACCTGACCAATCATAATCAGTTTGTGCAGGAAACAAGTAACTATTAAGGCTACTAACCTTGCCGTCAACAATGAAATTGCCAACAACTGCACCTGCTTCACTAAACAAAACAATATATCCGAGTGGCTTTTCAACTTCGCACTGCAAACTGTTTGCTTTTTCTCTTTGTCCGTTTACCCAATACGCTCTACGGATAACATTGTATCGTTCGAGCGAATAATCTAAATCTGTTGGTGCAGGCTGATTTTCAATGATGTTAGCACCCGCTGATATTGCGTTTTTGGTATCTTGGCTTGTTTTCTGTGCGGTTGATTTTACGCTTTCGGTATCGCAACCCATAAAGATTACACCCATCATTGCTGTAACTAATACAACTGACAAAATTTTCTTTATATTCTTTTTCATAAAAATCTCCTTTCTCTGCTTTGCTTTTTGTATTGTCATTCTTCAGCCTCGCTTTTAAGCCATTTACTTATAATTGAACTGTTGCAATAGACTTCATCTCTGCTACAATAAATCGGACAATTTTCGCAGTTTGCATCTTGAAAACAACATACGGCCACATCGTTAATGAGTTTTGCCATTTCCTCAGGTGACATATTTTTTATTTTTTCAAAATTTGTCATTTTCAATCACCTTTCTAAGTCTCTCTTGCATTTCATTCCAATTTTTCAATGCCAAATATGCAGACTTAAATTGCAATAATCCACCTCTTCCACAGTTAGGGCAATATACCTCGAAATGTGTATTCGGTTTACCACCACAAACTTTCATCTGTGGCATACCGTAGTATATGCTGTCACCTGCATTAGGCTCGTGGTCGCAACATACACAAGGTATGATTTTATCAACTTTCATTCTTTTGCCTCGCTTTCAAGCCATTCTTCGTACCTACCGCAGTATTCTTTTGCAATACATTTTTCACAAGTGCGAATGTCAAAGCACTCATCATCACACACAAAGCCACACTCTTTGACAAGTGCAAGACGGTCTTTTGGGTTACACCAATCCATTTTTTGCTTTCCGTCTGTATAGTATTTGTCAATGTGCGGATTTCTGCGCACATCTAAGTCACAAAAACAACAGTCCTCGAAAATCTCGCAATATGTCGTGGCATAACTTTTTGCTTTACCAGCCGTTTCTGCAAAAATCACTTCTACATTAAATCCGCTATCCTTATCTCTAATATTGTATGCTTTCATTCTTCCACTTCAATCAAGATGTATTTTCCGTCTTTGGTTTTGTAAGGCTCTCTTCCGGTTTGTACTTTATGAAATTTTGAATAATCACAACAATCCAAACCTCGGGAATATCCACAATCTCTGCACGTTGGTCTGTTACATTCACAATATTCGCCAATAGTCATAGCCCTAAATTTACGCTTTTTCATTTGGCACATTCCTCCATTCTCTGCGGGGCGGGTCAGGCAGCTCTCGCCAATGAGTGACAGGCCTAATTGTCGTTCCATATAAATCAAGCCAAACTTGTAGTTCTGGATTATACCAGCCACAACGCACGCCTCCCCATTTCGTGTATATAATCACATCTCTAACCGTATCTGGAAGATTGTCCTTAACGCTGATCCAACCATCCGGCTGGTGGTAGCTTGTCATTCTTGTACACATTGTCCGTCCTCCTTATTCGTCTACCTGCAAGATAATACAAGATTTCCAAAATTCATTGTACTCATTGACTGTTTGTTCCACGAGGACATCGAATTCATCGTCCGTCAAATCCTTATATTGTTCTTCTCCAGCCAGAACATCCGCCACATCTTCTTCAAAGTCATCTCTGTCTGTGTAGCACTTACACTCGTCTATTTGCTGTTCGCAGTCAAGAAATTCTCCTTTTTCCACACTTACATGGCTGCAACTCATATAGGGGTAGTCACCGTTGTTCGCATAGTCTCCGGCAAATACCAAAATCGGCAAGTCCGGGTTTTCTACAATGAGCTGTTTTAGTTCATCTGCTGAGTGCAGCAGACCGGTCGGTTTTTTTTTCTTCGCGAGTCATTATTTTTCTCCTTTCAATCTTCATACCACTTCTTATGACAAACCGGGCAAAAGTCCGTGTCCAGCACAAACGGCTTACCGCAGATTGGGCAGTCTTCGCCGAATTCGACTAACATTACACTGCGTGCGTACTCCGGCGGGGTCCAGTCGCCACCGAATTTGCAAGTTGTTACATACAAGCCCTCCATCACCGGCAATGTCCCTTTTCTGATTGCGTCAGTGGCGTAATTGTGAATTTCCGTCAGCGTTGGCTGTCTCTGGCTTCCGGTGAAGATGATTGCCGTGCCATCTTCATTCCATTCGTGCGTTATTTTGTTTTTTGCCATTCCTTCTCCCTTCCTTTGCCGCATATGTAATCCTTGTCGTGTATGGTCTTGCCGTCCGGTGCCAGGCGTTCCCGGCATTCGTATTCGCCGTAGCCAAGATTGCGGCCATACCGGCAGCGGCTGCATGGCACATACAGTGCGCATTGTTCTATCATCTTGCCCTCCAGTTCCGCAGCTCGACCTCCACATAGCCTTCCAAGTCATAGGTCTTGAGCACTTGCAGCTCCACCACCTGCTTGTCATCCGGGTAGGCCAGGCCGTTCAATGCATCCAGCACGATCTTGGCGATGTTGTCCGTGTCCGGCTTTTTGGTGGGTAGCACACTGCTGGCCATCATCTCCACCTTACGCTTTTTGCTGGCGCTCTTGGGAATACCAAACGCCGCAATGATCGTTGCACTGACCGGCTCGTCCACAGCGAAGGCCATCAGATCTCCATATTCCTGCCGGTAGCAGAATCGCACCTCGTCCTCGTAGTCCTTGGTCTTCCTGGGCGTATATGTAGCAATATGGTCACCCCGGCGCACAGCCCGGTGCCGTCCCTTGCCCTGGGGCTCTCCCGGTATCGTCAATCGTACCATCATCTTGCTGTCACCAGCCTTTCATAGATCTGCTGGGCCATTGCTGCCGTGGCCAGCTCTTCATCTCCGTGAGCGTTCAGCCGCTTGGCGTACCGCAGCAGCGGCTCCGGATTGTTCTCATCCACCAGCATGTACCCAAAGTCACCGGTGACGATGGGCACGCCCTGTTCCTGCATGGCCTTACGCTCCGATCTCAGGTCCCGCTCGCTAATGCGCGTCCGCCGCGCCAGCTCCTTGCCCCGCACCGGCATGCCGGGCGGGATCAGTGCGTCATAGATCAGCGCCTGCCGTGGTGTCAGTTTGTTCAGTTCCATAGGATCCTCCTAAAACTTGATGTCTGTGTTGTTCATGGTGTCCCGCTTGATCTGCTCCAGGTCGTAGGACGGTGGGCTTTGCAGTGCCCCGCTGTTCTTCCTGTCCTCTGCGCCCCACTTTTCCAAAACAGAGAAGTGGTCGTAATAGGTCTTGTGGGTGTTGTGAATGTGGAAGGACAAGTTCTTGATTAGCCGCTGCCAATCAAGTGGGAATTGTTTTTTCAGCTTCGCATATTCCTCGTCGGTTAATCGCACATTCTTAAACTCGCCATATAATTTTGCGGGCGTGCACGCACTCGCGCGCTCTCTCCCTTCTCCTGTATTTCTTCTACATTCTTCTACATTCTTGTTTGTGTGTTTCTGCGGCGTTTCAGTGTCGTTTCTGTGTCGTTCCTGCGTCGTTTCTGTGTCGTTTTTTGCATTTCCGTATGCTTGATATTTGGCGTAGTGAAGCACTCTAAGCCGTGTCTTTTTACTGTCGCTTTTTACTGACAACATTCCGTCAGCTTGAAGTGTATCCAAGTAACGCTTAACTTTCGTGTTACTCCACTTCCACCGATCGCACAAAAAGCGAATGGAGGTGACCAGCTCGCCACTGTCCACATCCATCAGCTTGCCATCAATCATCATCTTTGCAGGTGAGCGATTGCACAGCAGCAGAAGATCCATCCAGGCATGGAATTTGTCGTAGGGCTCCGCAGAATATAGCCAGTGCTCCGTAACCTTTCGGTGCACCTTGATCCATCCTTGCATAGGCTCTCCTTAAAACGGCAGGTCATCATCGCCGCCGATAGGCTCAAACTCTGCGTCCGGTGCGGGTGCTGCAGTCTGTGCGCCACTCTCTGCCTTAGAACCGCAGAAGGACACCTGGCTGGCCACCAGCTGCACGCTCTTGCGTTTTTCGCCGTTCTGGTCCGTGTAGTTGTCTGTCTGCAAAGAACCCTCCACGGCGATCATGGAGCCTTTGTGAAAGTATTTGCACACAAATTCTGCCGTCTGCCGCCAGGCGGTGCAGTCGATAAAGTCCGTCTTGCGTTCCTCGCCTGCCTTCTGATAGCTGCGGTCCACAGCCACCTGAAAGCGCACAACGGAGACGCCGCTGGGCGTGGCTCTCAGTTCCGGTTCGTAGGTCAGTCGACCCATAATTACAACACTGTTAATCATAGATAATTCCTCCCAAAAATAGATAAAAAGTCCTTGTCCGGGTAGGTAGCTTCAAAAGCCTGCTGCCCAACCCGGTGTAAATAATCCATCGTCTGCTTGCAGTGGTGTGCACCTCTCGGCGGCTCGTTGTGGCAATTATGGCACAGGAGCACCGTTAAGCCGTATTTCTCGCTTTTCCGTCTGTTATATGCCCCAAATACATGGTGTCGCTCCAGGGCCCGCACAGAGCCGCACAGAAAGCATTGCCGGGGCTCTTCCGGCTGTATAATGCTCTTCTTCACTGTTTCCGTTCCTCCCAAGCAGACATCAGCTGCGCAAGCTCCGCCGGCGGCATAGTCTCAATGCCCAGTGCTTTGCAGTCCTGCACCACAGCGTCTATCAGCCTGGCCATACGCTTCGTTCCGTAGCAACTGGTTCCGTAATAGAACCGCACCAGCGAGGTGCGCGGGTAGATGCCATCATCCACCTTCTCCGCTGTCCAGCCCAGGCCGTTCATCCCCCATGATTTCGTCATGGCATTCACGGCGCTGTCCGGCAGTTGGTAGTCCACAGACTTGCCATACTGCCGCACATAGCCCCGGTAGATCTCGTCCTTGGTGATATGCGGATCGTTCTTGGCCAACTCCGCTTGCAGCTTGCCGATCAATGCCCACATGTAGGCGTTGGCGTCCAGGCTCCGGCGTTTCGGCTTTGGCTTAATCTCCAGCACATAATCCTTTTGCTCTGCCAGGGAGCCTATGAACGCCCCCACCTTGGCCATAGTGGGAACCAGGTCAGCTTTTTTGAATTCGATTTTCATCTTATAGACCCAGCTTCATGAAGATCTGATCGGCTTGGTGCCGGGTCAGGTCCTCAATGCGGCTCACCTTGTAATAGACCAAGGCCTTTTTGACCCGCTCATTCTCTGCATTTTCTTTCAGAATAGCCACCTGGTCCGGGCTTATCTTCTCCGCTGCCTGCTGCCGTGCCTGTTCTTTCTTCGTGTCCTGGGGCTGCACCTGCTGGTACTTTGTCCGATCAGCTGCCCAGTACACATCTGCACCGAACCCTAACATCTTGCAGCACACAGACAGAGCGTCCGTATAAGCCATCTTATAGCACTCATCGGAGGTGTACAGGCCGCTACCCTCCTTGGCCACCAACGAGGAACCGCCAATACCCGGAATAGGGGCGCTCCATGCATCGTTGTACTTCACATAGAGCAGCAGTTGCACATACACAGTCACCACGCCGTCCGCGCCCAGATCTTGCCATGTGCGGCTGACTTCCACCTTCCAACCGATACCACAAGGGCCAAACTGCTCCGTCAGTGCCTTAATACGCCACATTGGGTTAATATCAGTCATGCCCTTTAAGCGGCCTCCTCTAATGTTCTTCTTGGCGCTGTCCGGAACCTTGCGCACCGCCTCATATATCTTCATGTTCTCCATTCCATTCACCTCACTTGATCACACAGCCGGGGGTCTCAATCAGTGCCGCACCGGCTACCGTCTCCCCTGCCAACAGAGCCTTGCGGATAGACACCTTGTCCACCTTGGGCGGCTGGGGCTGCATGTATTCTGCCGGCACCGCTGCCAGATTGAACACATCCACCGACTTGCTCGATGTACTGGTCAGCACGAACCGTCCGGCCTGCACCTTATCCTGCTGGGTGGCAGCCAGGTACGCCGCCAGGGTCTTCTTCATCCGCTTAATGGCGTTGTCCGCCCGCTTCTGCTTTTCGGCGAAGAAGTCTTTTTCGCGCTTGTAGTCCTCCACATCCGCCGTCAGCTGCCGGATCACCATACCGTAGTCCTCCAGCTTCTCCGGCACCATCATGCTGTCCAGTGTGTCCTGGACCGTCTGCTCGTCAATCTCTCCGGCTTCCAGCAGCTCCATCAGCTGGGCTGCCTGGCCGGTTAGTTCATACAGTGTCGCCATATCGTTCTCCTTTGTTTATATTCAATACAATGCGGGCCTCTGCCCGCACCTCCGGGTCGCATTCCTGGGGGCAAAAGCCGTAGTCATTCACGAACTTGTCCATCTCTGCGTTAGTCATCAGATCACCCCCAGGTCGTAGCAGCTGCGAAGCCAGTTTTCGCTGCGCCGCACAATGGTCACTTCCTTGTTGTTCTCGTCCAGCAGCTGCTCCAACTTCTCGCAAGCACATTCCCAGCAGTAGCTGCCGCTGGGCTCATCGTTGCCCGCACCGATGGAGAACCCATAACCCTCAATGGCAATGTCGCAGCTGTCACAGGCGATCACGCCCGCCTCTTTGTCATACATCGGCATTCTCCTCCTGCTTGTCTTCGTCATACACCAGCGGGCGAACAAACCCATACGCCTTAGGCAGCGTCAGCAGAGTCTCGCTCACAGGTACAGACACAGCCTCCAACACATCGTATGTACAGCCCTGCACGGCCACTCTGTAACCGGACTGTATATCGCTGAACCCAGGAGCACGGCACACCTTGCCGTTGGTCATGATCACCAAATCCATATATTCATTACTCATTGTCATTGTCCTTTCCCAGTTTTAAGGCGCGTAGATACGCCACATCAAAATCTGTCAGCGGCGCCAGCAGCACCACTCTATCCTTATCATCTTCAACCACCAGCTGCTTGTCCTGTCGGAGTTCGTCCTCGTCCTCCGGCAGTACGAACACTGCCAGGGCGATCAGACCACATCCGGCACCGCTTACAGCCACGGACACCCACCAATAGGGGTTGTCCGCCACCAGGCAGCTGCCCAGCAGCACCAGCAGAAAGCCGGTGACCACCAGGACCACGCCTGCTTTTTCTCGTCTTGTCATGGTCTTGCTCCTCAGTATTCCACTGCTTCTTGGCGGTTGATGAAAAAGTGAATGCCGTGGGAGCACTCGTTCCATCTGTCATCATCGTATGAGTCCGGATATACATATTCGCCGATCTTATATTCAATCGGCGCATAATCACAGTTGGTCACATGATCGACTTCTGCCTGGCTACCGTCCATATTTGTGATTGTCACCACTTTTGCACAGCTGGCTCTGCATTTTCGCGTTGTCGCAGACGATCTTTTTGCCGTTTCTGGAATCAACAATTCAATGATATATTTTCCACACTTTTTGTACGCTGTAAAAGATCCATGTTCCGGGCAAACAAGCGGAACGAAAGGAATACTCTTTGCTCCACACAGGTCGGCTCCACACAGGTCGGCTCCACGCAGGTTGGCTTCACACAGGTCGGCTCCATACAGATAGGCTCCACGCAGGTAGGCTCCACACAGGTCGGCTCCACACAGGTCGGCTCCACGCAGGTTGGCTTCACACA